GACGACCTCCGCAAGACGGTCGAAGCCTCTGTCGTTGACGTGTCCGCTGAACTTGACGCCGCTAAGGTCGAGTCCGCAGTGAAAGATTCATCCATCGCCTCCCTGACCGAAGCCCTTAAGGCTTCCGAAACCGAACTCGCTGACGCTAACGCTAAGATCGCAAAACTTGAAGCCGCCAAGGCTACCGGTTCGGCCGAAGCCGCTGTCATCCTCGCCGCTTCCGGCGTTGACCCGGTTGCCGCCCCTATCGCCCAGGCTGTTGTCGGCTCCATCTGCGAGCAGTACGCCGCGATGCCTGTCGGTGCTGAACGCCGCGCCTTCTTCAAGAAGCACAAGGCTGTCCTCTTTTCCGCTAAATAATCTCTACCCCCCAAATATAACACACTATGGCTAACACCATCAACGCCGCCCTGATCGTCGACACCGTCGCCGAACTGAGCCTTACCGCCCTCTCGAACCGCCTCGCTGGTCTCGCTAACTTCTCCTCCGATTTCTCGGCTGACGTGAAGCGCCCCATGGACGTCGTCCAGGTGGCTCTCTCCACCGCTGGCAGCACCACGCTGACCAACCCGACCACGTTCAGCTCCATCGGTGCTAGCACCCTCGGTGCGACCGCCGTCACGATGGCCCACCTATACCAGCCGTTCGGCCTCTCGTACGCTGATATCCAGAATGGCATCCGTCTGGAGAAGATTCTGAAAATCAACATGGACAAGCTGGCCGACTCTATTTGGGCCGCCGCTACTGCTCCTATCACGGTCGCTAACTTCGGCGCTGCCACCTACACTGGTGCTGACTCGACTGTTACCCCTGGCTCGGCTCCTCTCCGCGCTCTCTGGGCCGGTGTCTCCAAGGCTGGTCGCAAGACCCTGATCGTTAACCCTGGCATCTACAGCCAGCTTATCCCGACCAGCACGACTGGCCTGCCTCTCGCGGCTGGTGCTTACGGTTTCGACGGTGGCGTTTTCTACGCTAACCTCTTCCCCTCTGAGGCCAACCTCTCTGGTTTCGCCTGCAGTTCCGAAGCCATCGCCCTGGCGAGCGCGGCCCCTTCCTTCGAGAACGTCGGCAGCGACTTCCTCGTCAGCGAAGTCGTCCCGATCGAAGGTCTTGGTATCTCGGTCTACTACAACGGCTGGTCTGACCCCTCCACTCGTAACCTCATCGACTCCATGGAACTGATGTTCGGTGCGAACAAGGGCATCACGACTGGTACGATCGCCGCCGTCTACAGCGCCTAATCTGGGCTGACGGCCTGAATCAGCCCCCAGCGATGGGGGCTTTTTTGTATCTCCAATTCCCCACCCCTCCTAACACATGAGCATTTATGATACATTTCTCCCAGATTTCCAAGGTCTGCTAGCCGATATAGGCGTCCCGGCTACGGTCGGGGCTAACCTGTTCCTCGTCGGGCTGTCCCGCCCGATGAACACCCCTAAGTTTGACTCTGGGGGCTTCGTTGACCAGAAGATGTGGACGGTGCGTTTCGCCGCCGCTACGGCCCCTTGGACGGCTTCTGATGGCCGGGTAGGGGGTGAGGTCGCTACCTTGGCCGCAGGGGTTCCTATTGCCGCCCTAGGCGAAGGTAAGAAGTTTACGGTTAACGGCCAGGTGCTCCGCATCAAGGGCCAGTCCTACAAACTGACCTCAGCCGTTATCGAGCTAGAGTGCGTTGACGACAACCAATAATGGCTAAGAAGAGCACCCCGATTGACCCAAAGTCGAAGGCCGACTTTGACGCGGCCATTTCACAGTTCGCCAAGGACGTTAAGGTTGATGTGAGCATTATCACTAACGAGCAAATGCGGCTTATGCTCCGGGATGCTATGACGTTCACCCCGCCTATGCCCAGGGGTGGGGGTCGTGGCCTGAGCGTGGCCGCTCACAAGGCGGGCATGGGCAAACTGGCAAAGGATGTTAAGCGCATCTTCATCCCCATGGATCAGGGCGTAAAGTCAAAGGGTGTATTCCTCCGGCAAGTTATTAACGCCGTCCAAGGCACAGGCCCCAGCGGCCGCTCCTGGATGGACTTCATAGCCCTGCAGCCTACGGAGAAGAATATCAAAGGACTATCCCCTGTAATGCGTAAGATTATGCAAGACACGGATACCCGCCGAGCCTTTGCCAAGGCTCAAAACTATTTAAACAAAGCCCGGGCAGATGGAAGTATGCGCGCCATTGAAGGGCCGACTAACGACCTAGGCGGCATACATGATAAGTATAAAGCCAAGGTCGGTGGACGCTGGCCTAAGAACGCCCCTGTAGGTGGTCCTCAATACATGGTTAAAACCCTGCTAGAATTGCAGGCTTATATTGCCAAGCGCCAGCTAAAGGTCGGCTACACAAAAGCCGCATGGGCTACTGCCCTTCGTCTAATGCCCCCGCTAGTCAGTTCAAAGGGTACTGCCCGGAACTACGGCGTTTACGATGCCCCTTGGGTTGACGCCAACCGATCAGCCATGGGGCAGTTCTCTATGAGACAAACCCCTACAGGCACTTCAATGGATGCCACTAATCTGATTGGAAACATCAACAACGTTGCAACCGATGCAGGGATGGAGAACATTGTCTACGGCAACCGCGTTAAGCAGATTAACGCTACCATCCAGTCTCGCCTAGATGACGCAATCGAGCGGGCAAACCGTAAGAAATAACTACCTTTATGGGCACGAAATCCTCACGTCAAATACTCGAAGCGGCCATCGCTTCTCACCTCTCAGCTCAGGCCGAACTGGCTGGGGTCTATATCTACACTGGCGACGGCGCAGATACTAACGTACTCCCCAAGGCCATCGTCCTCTGCGACTCGGCCCGCTCTCCTAACGATCTGCCCCAGGGGTTGGGTAACTACTCCTGCGGTACGCGCGTCACGGTCTTCTCCTCTGCCGACGATAACACCTTGGCCGAACACCGGGCACGATGCGCTGCCGTTGCCGGGGCGATGCAGGACCTAACGGCTATTCAGGCCGTCTTCGTCGCTGGGGGCGATGCCCTCTGCTATGACGTCACCCCCCAGTCCGAGGACGAAGGCGTAAACGAGCGCTCCTGGGCGTCTGTCTTCAGCTACGATATCCTGATTGTAGTTAACCCGGTCTGATAACCTTACCCCAGAAACAATAGATATACCATGTGTGCCGCAATCGTCCAGGGCATTAGTGCCATCTACGCTCTTGAGAATACCACCGTTTCTGACGCCGTGGTGCAAAGTTATACCAACGACGGCGAGTTCAACGCCGAGGCTACTATCGTTGACGAAAACGGCCTCACAATTGCTTGGCGCGGTGACGATCGCAAGACCCAGATTACCTGTGAGCTGATTGCAAAAACGTCAAGTATGCCGGTGCTTGGCGCTTCCTTTTCGGTTACTATTAACACTGAGGCGTCTTACACGAGCGGTTCTGCTTCGACCACCTTCTCTGGATGGGTTACCAAGCTCTCAGATAAGGGCAGCGTTAAAAATTACTCCAGTATCACGATCACTGCCGTCGGCTACGAGGCCGTCGTCTAACCGATGTGTCCGCGCGCCCTCAGCGCGTTCACGGACCCACGCCGCTTAGTCGTGCTGGGCCGTTTCGTTGACCCATTCTCTTTGCTTCGTCGGCTACAGCTGGAGTCTGTAGAGTCTCCTTTCGTTTTGCCCGGAAAAGACGTCCGTCCGCTCGACCTTCTGATCGCCGTTAAAATCTGTGCTGGTGAGCCTATCGGCAAACTCAGCCTAAAGGATCGTTTCTATCTTGGACGCCTTAGCGCTAGCGAAACCTACTTTGTTAAGCAGATGTCCCGCTTTACCGAGTTCGTCCTGATTGAGTCCTGGCCTAAGTTCTGGGAGAAGAAGGCCAAGCACACTAACACGACTGGGATGCCCTGGGTATTAACCGTGGTCTGTAACCTTATGAATCATGGGGTATCCGAAGAGCGCGCGTGGACTATGCCGGAGTCGCAGGCCATCTGGCTGCACTCATGCTTTGCAATCAGCGAAGGAGCTGACATGAAGCTATTAACCAAGGAAGACGAAGACCTGATCGCCAAACTTGAAACCGAACCCGCATGAGCAACTCCGTAAAGTTTAGCATTGATGGAGAAACTAACGCCGAGCAGGTAGCCGGACGCGCTAAGGCCGCCGTCGGTAGCATCGAGAAGCAGGTCGAGACTATCGGAATGAAATTTAAGAACTCATTCAAAGATATCTTCCTTTCTTTTCTAGGCCCTATGGCTTTGCTTGGTGCTGCTATGGCTTTTATCGGTAAGGCTATCGCTGATAATCAGAAGAAGCATGATGACGCTAATCAAGCTGCCATTAATAACACTAACAAACTGATGTCTGCCGAGGACAGGTATTACGAAAACAAACGCAACAACGAGAAGAAGGCTAAGGAAACTGTTACCGAGGCAAAGACAACTCGTGAGGACGTGACTAGGAGCTTCTTGCTAAACGATCTAAGGGGAGACGAAATTATGAGTCGTTTTCCAGCTCAAGTAAATATGCTTGGGATTCAAACAACTAATCCCTATTATCTGGCATCTAGGTCCAAAGCGGTACAAGATGAAGTCCAAGCCCTAATTGCTGAAGACGCTAAGAAGA